GCCGTAGTTCAGTGCTGCCGAGAACGTAGCAAAGGCGAATGCGTGCAGGTGATTGCCATGCCTGTCCGTATCTTCCACCACACGCAGCAGAGGCTCTGGCACGGTATCGCCGATCAGCCCGACTTCCTTTGCGAACGGCTTACTGGCGAGGTCGCTGGAAATATCCGCAAACAGGTTCGTGAACTTCGCGTTCTTGATCCTGTAGTCGTAGTTCTTGTCAGACTCATTCGGGAACTGCGGAAGATAGCGACGGCCATTCTCACGCATCGCGCGCGTGCCACTGAGAACGTCGCTAACAGTCTCCCAGTACGGGGCCATCGCCTTGTAGTCGGCGGATGTTTCAAGATAGTCAGCCACCGATTCGCCCCCATGTTCCGAAAGCCGCTGTTGGCTGTTTCCGATTGCGCATCAGCGGCTCCAAGGCATATCGGATCGCATCAATCGAATGGTTGTACGCATCCACAATGTCTGGCAGCACGTCGCCGCTCAGTCGATCCACCTTGTAGCTGTACAACCTAAACTCCTTGATCGTCTCAACGCAGCGCGGGTGAATTACGATCTCCCGATAGCTGCGCATGTGGGCAATGCCGTCTTCGACGCTGCCTTTTCCCTTTTCACACGCCGCCACCTTCGGCATCCCATGCCGGCGCACGTAGCTGATCGACTCAGGACGTGCGTTGTCTGCTCGTGTCACGTACTCGGCAAATCCTGGAATCCTGTTGCCGATGAATTGCGCGGTGTGGTCAAGCTCAAGCCCGACCTTCACAGCTTCATGCTCGATATACAGCGCGTCGCCATGCACCCAGCACCGGACGCCAACCGTAGGGTCTTGCGCAAAGCCCCAGTCCAGCCCCTGATATGGGCCATCCCAATCTTTGCCAGGATCGAACTCGGCCACGCGATACTTGCCAGCGAATACCTGCGCGCTGCTGTTTTGCAGGTACGCGCCGTTCCATATGTGCTCGTATGTTGCGCCGTCCAGCCGGCGCTCGTCGTTCTTGCGCTCCTCTTCCAGCTCGGGAGGAAACCACGGGTTATCGTGGTAGTTCAGCTCAACAACCCGCGCCCGATCAGGTGGCGACTTGCGGAAACGCACGTCTGTCGGCGATCCCTCCTGTTCCGGGTTATACGTCACCCAGATTTCCGACCCGGTTTCTCGCACCGTCGGGATCAGCTTGCGCCACGCCGCTTCCGAAACGTTTTCCGCTTCATCCACCCATGCCAGCAAGATGCCGGATTTCGATTTCAGCGAGTCCAGGTTGTGCCGAAGGCCCGCGAACACGTAATGCACGCGCCGGTTCTTCGTGCGTATGTACCGCTCGCCGATGTCGAAATACGCATCAAGCCAAGGCACGGCGCGGATCGCATGCTTGACCTCTTCCATGCTGGAATCTTCCAGCGAATTCATAAACTCACGCCCGCACAAGATCACGCCGGACTTACCGGACGCCCCATGCTGGTACGCGCGAACCGCTGTCATCAGTGCGAAGCTGCGCGTCTTACCAGAGCCGCGCCCGCCGTGCGCCACCCGGTAGCGTGCCGGGCCGAGGAATACCGGCTTCAGCTTGGGCGGCAACTCAATTCTTGCCCTTGCCATCTTCCCCAAATCCAACCAGTTCGATGACAGTTGGCATCACAAGCGGCTCGCCACCTGGGCCAGACACCTCGAATTCCTGCTTCTCGCGGAACCCAGCCCGCGACTTCAGCCAGAAAATTGCAGCAGCCACGTTGCCATCGACCGCCTGCTTGTGCAGCGACCGGGCAACGGACACGTTTGCTTTGACCACCCCCTTATCTAGCTGCTCCCTGTAGTGGCTGCGCAGCGTCTTTGGGTCGATGTCCAGATACATCGCGATCTCATCCTGCCGGACACCGTAACCGGCCAACGCCTCGACCTGCGCGCGCGACTCGGATGTCGGCTTGTGGTGTGGCTTCTTCAGGCCGGCTTGTTTGGATTTACTGCCGCTCACCAGCAACCTCCGAGAATGTTCTCCCATCGCCATCCAGCACAGCCTGTTTCCCGGTGAACTCCTGCCACCGCTTAACGATCACGTCGCAGTACTTGGGGTCTAGCTCCATCAGGCGGGCATGGCGCCCGTTTTTCTCGGCTGCGATTAGAGTTGTCCCGCTTCCCCCGAAGCTGTCGAGGACGATGTCCCCGCCCTTCGTGTTGTTGAGCAACTGATACTCGAACAGCGCAACCGGCTTCATGGTCGGGTGCTCGCCGTTTCTGGACGGGCGATCAAACTCGAGGATGGTCGTCTGCTTCCGATCCGACGCCCAAAGGTGGCCGGCTCCGCCCTTCCATCCGTAGAGGCAAGGCTCGTGCTTCCATTGATAGTCCTGACGCCCCATCACCATGCTGGACTTCTTCCAGATCAGACACTGACGAACTTCCCAGCCCGCGTCCTTGGCTGCGCCTCGGAAGTTATACCCCTCCAACTCTGAGTGCCAAATGTAAAACACGGCCCCAGGCTTCATCACAGTGTCCGCCGTGACATAGGCGTCACGAAGAAACGCACGGAATCCGTCGTCCGACATCTGGTCGTTCATGATGGTCAGCTTGTCTTTCGTGCCGCCCTCGTAGGCCACGTTGTAGGGCGGGTCGGTCAGCCACATGTCGACGGCCTGCCCAGCCACCAGAGCCTCCATGTCCGCTTGGCTTGTCGAGTCCCCACACATAACTCGATGCCTCTGGATCAGTCGCATGCGCTTCATGCAGCGCCCCTCCGCTCGGCGATCTCGTTGAATGACTCGCCAGTGCTCGCCAGGACAGCGTCCTTCCCGGTGAAGTTCTGCCAGCGCCGCACAGCGACGTCGCAATAAGCCGGGTCCAGTTCCATCCCGTAACAGTTTGTGGCGGTCTTCTCAGCCGCGATGATCTGCGTCCCGGAGCCAGTGAAGGGCTCGAATAGAAAATCGCCGGATTTGGCATACGCTTCGATGACGGCCTCGACCAGCGCGACGGGGAAAACTGCGGGATGCTTCCCGCCGTCGACCTTGCCCTTGTGGCGCATCACACGAAACACGCTGTCAGGAATCCTGTGCGTTCCAGACACCTTGCCTGCCCCCGTCTTCTTGTGGACCACACCGTCCTTGCCGCGCAGACCGCCGCCGCCGATGACCTTGCCACCGTGCTTGCTGACCACCGTCTTGTTCGCTCTACGCGGTGCGCGGTTGAAATGGAAAATGAACTCGTGCGACGGCGCCAACCGGCCGTTCCAGTCGCCGGGCAATCCGGGGCCCTGGTCCCACACATACCATCCGAACCGGCGCCAGCCGGCTTCCCGCATCCACTGGACCCAGTTGTCCCAATATGGCTGCCATTCGCTGTCGCGATGCACCAGACCGAGATTGACCAGCACTTGCGCCCCGTCCTTGGTGGGGATGCATGCGAACACGCCCTGCATCAGCGCGTCCCAATCTCCGACCTTCTCCTTGGCAGCGCCGTAGTCACGCTGCTGCGCATACGGCGGCGAGGTGAAGCACAGGTCTGCGCGCTGGCCATCCATCAGGGTGTCGATGGATTCGACGCTCGTCGAGTCCCCGCACATCAGCCTGTGGCGAACCTTCAACTTAAGCCTTGCCACAGGGGCACCCGTCTTCTGCGAATGGCAGGCCCTCGGCATAGCTGAACTGCTTTTTGCACTCGCTGCATTCGAAGTGCGCTCCCAGCAGCCACACGTCGCCCGGCTTGGTCACAGGGTCAGCGGGCGCCTCCGGTACAGCGTCCTCGTCGGTCAGCCCCTCGGTCAACTGCACCGGCGCCAGCGCGCCGATCTCATCCGTCGAGAATCCGGTCAGCGACAGGTCGAAGCCAAGCTCCTGCAGTTCGGCAAACTCCAGCGCGAGCAGGTCGTTATCCCAGCCGGCGTTGAGCGCCAGCTTGTTGTCCGCGATGACATACGCCCGCTTCTGCGCCTCCGACAAGTGCGCCAGCTCAACCACCGGCACAGTGTCCATGCCCAACTTCCGGGCGGCCAGGACGCGCCCGTGCCCGGCGATGATGCCGTTGTCGCCGTCAACCAGCACCGGGTTGGTGAACCCGAACTCCTTGATGCTGGCCGCAATCTGCGCAACCTGCTCGTCGCTGTGCGTCCGACTGTTGCGCGCATACGGGATCAGGTCTGAAACCCGAGCCTCTTTGTATGGCGGGAACTTCGCCGAATTACTTGTCACCAATGTTCTCCCACCCGTCTAGTTTCAGCCACGGCAAATGCTCGGCCAGCACGTCCTAGCGCGCCATGGCGAACAAGATCAGCCGCAGCCCGTTGATGCGTTTGCCTGTGTGCGCCGCTGCCTTGATCCGAGATGCTCGCTCCATCGAGCGTCGGCCACGGAGTCGGTGGACGCAGGACTTGTCCCAGCTCATAGCGTCATCATCGCTGCATCTCCATCTCGCGCACCGCGCTCTCGTGTTGTTTTGTGTTTTGTGACGCCCGTCACAAAAATACCTGTTGACATGCGCCGGAAAACCGGCGCATACTATCCCCACGGTAGGCCAACGGGCCGCCGCAAACTGGCTGACAAAGGAGCCGATCATGACCAAGATGACCATCACCTCCGCTCGCGGCACCAAGATCGAGCTGGCCGCCAATCACAACATGGGCTTAGTTGATGCAACCCTGCCCAATGGGCAGACTTTGGGCGTCTATCTCGCCGATCACCCCACGCTCGGCCCGGTGCTGTCGAGCCAGAGCCAAGGCGTTGAGTTCGCCGCCCTTAACATCTCGCTCAACGCCGCCGACGTGCCGGCGATCAAGGACTTTGTGGCCAGCGTCCATGCCGCTTCAGCGGCCGACCCTAACACCTACGTCGGGTCTATCCGCGCTTACGACAAGCGCTACGCAAACGTTATCAAGGCGATGGAGGGCTGACCCATGACCAACATCAACGACACAATGTACACCCTCGGGCAACTCGCCCGAGCCATCTATCCGGCCGGGGATATTCCGGCCACCAAGCTCGACCAGCTCCTCGTATACCCGAGCAAAGGGATCGCGCTCCTGCTTAATGGCGAGCCTCGTCATACTCCAGGGGTGCACAAGGTAACGCGCCAGCCGACGGCTGACGAGGATGAGCTGGCTCATATCATCAACAAGCTGCCCGCCGACATGCCGAATGGGCCCGTCGGGGTCGAGCATCAGGGTCCGTTTTGGGCCGGGTGGTATCACTACCTAGCCGCTGTTGGGCGCGCCAAGCGCCTCAAGCCTGCTGATCTTGAGCGCGCCGGAGTAGTCTTATTCGGCAAGCGGTGGAAAACCGATCTTGCGAACGCTCTGCAGGTCAATGACCGTCGCATACGGGAGTGGCTGTCGGGCGAGCGCAAACCTTCTCCCGGCGTGTGGGCCGACATTGCAGCGCTGCTGCGGCAGCGAAGTAACGAGGGCATGGCGCTGCTCGCTGAGCTTGAGTTGCTTTGATCCCATCGTTTCGCCGGCAGCGTTGCCCATCCGCTGCCGCCGGGGCGGACCCCCGGATCCTGACAGGAGCAACATACCGACGAAGCCGGCCGCGTCATCGAGTCGCGCGCGGACTGCGTGCGACGGCTGATCGCTACCGCACTACCCCGCTCGACCTGAGCCGCGACATGCATCGCGCGTGGGCCGCTTGAGCAGCGCGCGCTGCCTGCACCACGTCGGCAGCCGCGACGATCCATTCCCCGACCCGTGCGAGTTCTGGCACGGGCGGGAGCTGGCCGACCGCCGGCGCGTCGCAGTCAACGCGCGGCGGCGTTGGCGCGACGTACGGCCGCGTCGAGCTCCGCTTGCATGCCGTCAGGCCAGATGCAATCAGCAGGCACAGGACGATCGCGGTAGATCGTGCGCACACGTTCGATAGTTTCATGCGTCACCGTTTCCCGTTGCTCGGCCATGCGGCTCAGGAAGTCGAGCATGTCCATGCCAACCTGCGCCGCTTGCGTGTCGCGCGTGCGTTCATCTTCGCGCGCTGCCGCAGCCGCAGCGGCGACGCGAGCCTCGCACTCCGACCGGCCTGCATCTTTGCCCTGCGCGTACGCGTACCAAACTGCCGCGAGTGCGGCACATAGAGCGATGGCATACGCATAGGCTCGCATCCGTCACTCGCCCCTCGACCGCACGACGTACACAGCTCCGAGCGCACAAACGCACAGACCGAACAGGAACGAGATCACTCGATGCACTCCGCAAGCGGCGGGCTGAACCCGTCGCACGTAACGCATGCGGCATCGCTCGTCAGCAGCAGCGGGCGCAGCGTGTACTCGATCTCAACGTTCGCCACGCGATCCCACAGAACAACGCGCGCATGCAGCGCATCGCACGCCAGCGGAGTGAACTCGACCGTACCAGCCTGCATTAGCTCAACGCCATCACCGCGCACTGCGCGATACAGCGGCGTCGCCACTGGGACCGTTCCTACCCAACTCGGGTATGCGACAAGCCACTGTGCCGGCGAGTCGTACTCGTTCGTCGTCGCGAGGTAGGTAGCCCACGCCCACGTGTGGCCGGGATCGCCGATCACCTGAACATCAAACGATCCGGTGATGTTGTCCGCATCCGCCCACAGTCCCGAGTGGGATGCTTGCAGAGGGACGTAACCCTGCGCGAACGCCGGAGCAACGGAGCATGACACGATCGCCAGCAGCAGAAATGACAGTGCCAGATTCTTCATTGCAACACTCCGTGATCCACATTCGAGAAATCCGCAGCGAGGCATAGTTCGCGCTCTGCCTGCCTGCGCTTGACGAGTCCGCGATATTCCACGCCGCCCGCTTTCGTCCACGCCAGCAGCCCGTCGCACGCCTCTTGCCACCGGCCCTCCTCGGCCATGCGCCGGATGTACGGCTTGTTGCCGTTGCGCAGTACGCACAGCCCGTCCTTGACGCCATTTGCACCGGGGCCCACGTTGAACGCGAACGAGATGAACGCCGCTCTACGCTTTACCCCCATCGTGTCGGGCATGCAGCGCGAAACGATTGCATCAGCGTCTCGCAGGTCTTCGAGGAGCCACGCCTCGCATTGCGCCTGCGTCGCACGCATGCCAGCGTGTACCCCGCGTGTGTGGCCGTAGCAGATAGTCCACGGATCGGACGGAATCGGCTTGTACGCGACGTAGCGCACGCCCTCGTGCGATGCGACATGCTCGGACGACAACTGCATGTACGTGACACCACCGACCGCGAGTACAACGGACGCAGTAGCGGCTGCGATACGCGCCTTCATCCAGTGCGCTTCCGTATCTCGTCTAGCTGCGCCTCGTGTAGCTCCTTGTCGCGCTTGTCCGCCCTGCGCCGGTAGTACCAGTTCACCAGCGCTCCGCTGATAGCCGCCAGCGCGCCGAGGAACGTCAACAAATCATTCGCGGTTACGCCGCCTAACAATGCAGCCGTCCCGCCTCCGACCGTGACCTTGTTCGCTACCGTTGCAATCGCAACGTCGTGCGCGGATTGATCGAGCATGTGATTCCCTGGACTAAAAACCGCACGGATGCGGCAGATATGCGCTCGGTCACGAGGCAGGAGTGGGCTCGCGCACATCCCGATCACCCCACTCGCTGGACTGCAACGCACCAAGGCGGCGCCGACGACCTCGCCCGAGCTGCAGGTGTTGTTGTCGGATGTGCGCCATCGCGTCACCGCCGGCTGGACGCGTCCCGGTGCCACGGGAACGAAAAACGGCCCGCCGAGGCGAGCCTTGGTAACGGAAAAGCCGCGACAGGCGCGGCTTTGGTTATTGGAATAATACGCCGGCTGTTACGCCACGTCAACCCAACGGAGGGGAGCTCAGGGTAACCTTGCCGCGAACATGAACGGCGGATGACTGTGCTATAGCCCGACTATTGTCATGTGCTATATCGCAGGCTATGATTCACCCATGCCAGCAATACAGGCGAGGCGAAACGAGGAGAATGAAATGGGTAAGTTCGTTAAGTTCCTGGGCCGCTCGGCGCTCAACGGCAAGCAGATTGCGGTGTACGAGAACGGGGAAGGCTTCAAGTTGTCGGCAGAAACCGTCGGCGGCAAGCCGGTGCTTTACAACTATCGCGACGAAGAGGGCAACAAGAAAACCGTTGCGGTTCGCGATCTGGATTTGTCGGCGGAGGGCTTCGAGAAATTCGAAGATCGTGTCTCTCGCGGCACTGTCGGCGGCTCGGATGCCCGTATCGTCCAGCGCGGATTGATCGAAATGGGCTACCCCGAGGACGCATTCGAGTGAACAAGCCATCTGCCGCACAGGCAGCTCAGAAAACTGTTCTCCCGCTTTTGCAATCGGATTCTCTGCCGCACAGGCAGCCAGACGCATCCAATCATGACCCACGCCCGGAATACCTCCGGGCGTTGCTCGATCAGGCCGGCGTGTCGCAGCGCGCGGCCGCCAGGCGGATCGGGATTTCCGAGCGCATGATGCGCTATTACATCGCCGGAGAGCGCAAGGCGCCGTACCCGGTGCAATACGCAATCGAACAACTGGCGGGCAGGTAATCACCGAAGCGCCTCGTTAACAGCGTCAACGAGCCCCGTCCTGGCTGCAAGCGTGCCAACCGCCACGACCCACGCAGCATCCGCCACGCGGGGTTCGTCTTCGTCGCGGCGTATTAGCCCAGCGCCTCCGCAGCCCTGCGGAGCCCATGCGTAGCCTGCGCCCACACGATGCGAGCTCCGCGATCATCGACGTATTTGATCACCTGAGCTGTCGCGCGCGGCGGGTAGGGCCATTCCCTGCCCGTCACGCATTTACGCAGGATGGTGCGCGAGCACGCATCCAGCAGGCCAGGGGATTGCTCAGACATTCGCGCGCACATGCCGGACATGTCGGCCAGCGCGCATCCGAGCGCGACAACGCAGCGATTCTCCACCTCCTGCGGCATCTCCATCACGGCGATGCCGTAGAGGATGTCCGCGCTAACATCGAGCGCATCGCGGCGATTCTCGCGCAGCCACACCGTCGCCATGGCTAGTACATGTTCCAATGGCACATCGCGGCCAGCGCCGGGCGTCCATACAGCCAGCGGCTCGCGCCAACTGGTCTTGCCGGCGAGAACTGTCATGCGCTCGATCAGGCTACTGCGCATGTAGCTGTAGAGGTCGGTTGATGACCGCGCTTCGCTGGCGGGCACGGTCATGCGCAATCCTCAATGGCTTCTGTGCGGTAGGCCCACAGCGCAATCAGCAGCGCATCGGCGCGGCCGTGGTCGCGCTTGCGAGCCATCGGCGCATCGGGGAATCGATCAATCGCGACGCCGCGCGCCGCGTCCTTTTCTGCCCCGATCAATCCAAACGACCGCTTCCAGACCTGCGGCGCCGGCCGGATGACCGGGATTCGCAGCGCCGCGAGCACGCCGGCCACCGCACCGCACGATTCTCCGAAGCGGAAGGTGCTCGAAAGCCCCTGCTTGGGCATCGCCCCGACCTGCTCCACGGCGGCTATCACGGACGCGCCCGGATACGCCGCCAGGTGCTCGCGCAGCATAGCGGCCAGCGCAGCGCAGTTGACCACCTGCCGGCCTGCCTTACCGCGCCCCGCCGTGGGCATGTCTGCGACGTGCGCAAACTCGCCATCCGCGAGGAATGCTATCGCACCGGACAGACCAGGGTCAATGCCGATCGTCAGTCGATGGGTCATCGTGGCCTTCCGTTTGCGTCGATTACGCGGAAACGTGGGTCTGGAAGTTTGTGCCCAGGATCGCGCTGCGATAGCCATCCGGGGTTGTGCGTGCGCCATGGATGCGTGCGCTGCTTCGGTTTTTCCTGCTTCGATTTCGTGGTCATTGCTTCCCTCCCTTCCGGAACTCGTAGCCTTCGGATTCGAGTGCGACCAGCGTTCGCAGCACACCCTCGGCGTGGCACATGCGCGCGTGGTCGGCGTCCGTCACCCGTGTGCGCCGGTCGGCCTCGTCATGGCATGCCGAGCAGCACCACGCGCCAAGCACATCTGGCGGCTTCAGGCCGACGCCGCAGGTGCCGGCCAGCCGGTAGTGCGCGAGCACCACGGTTGCTGGGTCGTGATTGCAGACGCCGGGGATGCGGACCATGCACGGCCGGCCGCGAGCCTCGCGGCGCAGCTTCACCAGTGCCTCCGGAATGTGCCGCCAGCGTTGCGCGCGTCGACGTAGTAGGCGGAAGGCGACAGCCAGTCTCCGCAGCGGTTGCGGGGCTTCATGCCGCCACCATCACTTCGTTTGGAGCCGGGATGTATATCCCGTGCTCCGCGGCACGCATGGCGATGAATTCGACGTATCCGGCAAACTC